CCTCTACTCTTCATATGTAGGTCTAAATAACTTTTAGCTTGTCGCAGGCCTGAGCCTCCACCAAACATGAGAGTCGAGTAAAAATCTTCCTTCGTTCTCGCTGGCAGTCCAGCATTGTCATAAGCTTTTAATAAAGTTGGACCTGTAAATGGGTCTGGATACAGATCCTTGTTCCAAATTTTAATATCCTTTGCTTTTAATGTAGTAACATCTGCTATTCTTTGTGATAGCCACTCTGTTGTGAAATTATGAAATAGAATTTTGGTTACATCAATTCCAAAGACCGTATCATCACCATAACATGTAACATGCGTGTCGACACCAATCTCATCGAAAATCATCGCCCATGCTAGCCAGTTTACAATACAGCCTAGAGCAGTAGTCCATGGAGAACCACTTGGAATACTTTTTGTAATTCTATACACAAAACCACCAGGTACAACAACATTTTTGAAAATTAGTCCAGTTGCCTGAAAGTAAAAGATTTTGTCGTACTTCTCGTCATCGGGAAAACAGGCTCTTATCATTGCAAAAGCCAAAAGCAACATTTTTTCACTGACAGTTGTGTCAAATGCCTTCCAATCAAGTTCCCCCTGAATTCCATATGAACCGACTTTCCTAGAAAAATCAATATATCTTCCATTCATAAAATCTAGACCAACACCAATTTCGTTAGTAGGCGTGCATTTGTTAATTTTGACAATGTTTCTCATCCATGCATTTGAAGCAGCAAGAGCAATAATCTTCGATACACTCTCAGGCATTAAAACAACCCTTGATTTAACAATATCACCAACTTCTAGGTTTATTTTATTAGCTCTTCCCCTACCACCAATTGACCATAAAGTACGATCAACAATATAGTTATCACTAATTTCACCAAATAGTTGTTTTGCAATTGGTTTTGTAACATGATCAGTACTTCCATGTTTTTGTCCAACAAATACACTAGTTGCAAAACCAGAGGATGATTTTCGTTTTGTGCCTACCGACAGCACCTCGTCCGGTATAATACCTTCGGAAATTTTAGGAAGCTTTATTTTACTCGATCTTCTTTTTGCCGCTTCAATATACTGATCAACGTTAATTTCACCAACATCATCACAGATCTCCTGAAAGTTTTGAACTTGCGTAGGCCAAGCGCCACTAGCACTAACTTTGTAAGGTGTATGATTCATACCCTCATCAACAAAAAACCTTAGTTCTGGTGCTTTAAAATGTGGATCGATCTGTGTAAATTTTTGAGGTCTGTGCCCCACTGGTACATTTACAATACCAACCCATCTCGCAGTTTTACTAGTCTTTATTGGAAGCGCATCTCTAATTTCATTAGGTAAGACTTTCCCAGCTTTTACATTGGGCCATTTTACTGCGGTACTTTTGTTCTCGACAAATGGGTAGTTCTGAGTGGTTACCCACTTATGATGAACAATCCTTCTACGAACAATGAACATTTTTCCAATAACATTTAGACCAGTCTTTGTATAGTTCTTTTTCACATGTTTATATAAAGGCGGAGAAAAATTATTAATAATTTCCTCAAAAGACGGAACGCGCTCTTTCGGTCTCGCCTTTGAACTGTAAACACTTAAAATTGGG